AAGGAGCGCGAATAATGGACTTCTACCAACGCCCCCGCATGGTCCACGCCATCCGACGCAAAAAACCCAAACCCTATAATCCGGTTATCTCGTCTGGGTTTGAGCTGACACTTTGCCTTTTGATGCTTGGCGCTGTCGTCCAATCGACTTGGATTCTTGACGGCATCGTTCGCGCCCTGACCTACTTATTCAAATAACTGGAGGAGTTATGGACTTGGAACACGCCAACGCCGCTTTGTTCGCCGCCATGGCAACAGCTCAGGCAGAAATTGAGAACGCAAAAAAGGATTCAGTAAATCCGCATTTCAAATCTCGGTATGCAGACCTTGCCGAGGTCTTGAACACCACCCGCCCCGTGCTGGCTAAGAACGGCATCTGCATTATGCAGAGCACCGACTTCGACGGCTCGATGGTCTACGTCACCACCACGCTGGCTCACAAAGACGGCGGCTACGTCCAGAGCGTGTCGTGCTGCGTCCCCGGCAAGACTGACGCCCAAGGCATCGGAGCGGCCACGACGTACCTTCGCCGCTACGCGCTGGCCGCAGCCTGCGGAATCGCTCAAGAGGACGACGATGGCCAGTCTGCTGCCCACGCCGGAAAACCCGCACCGGTTGGTGCTACGGCCAAGGCTGAGAAATACCTAGACGCACGCCAGGCCTTGCGAGACGCCGCCACGGTTTCCGAACTAGGCAACGTCTGGCGAGACTTGAGCGCAGACGCACGCAAAGCGCTGGCCGAGGAAAAGGACGCTGCCAAGAACCGCCTGAGCGCCACCACGGAGGTGCAATCATGAGAGTGCTGGATGTGCCGCAAGGCTCGACCGAATGGCTCAGAGCACGCCTAGGCGTGGCCACAGCATCACGCGCAGCTGATGCCCTGTCCGTCCTAAAGTCAGGTGCACCCGCTAAGGCTCGCACCGACTACGCGATTGAACTGGCGTTTGAGCGCGTAGCCCGGCAGCCGCTGGACAAGGCCGTGACCGTTGCCATGTCGCGAGGCTCAGAATTGGAGCCAGAAGCACGGGCAACGTACGAAGCACGCACCGGCATCTTGGTTGACCAGATGGGTTTTGCGCTGCATGACACGTTGCAGGCCGGCGCATCTCCAGATGGGCTCATCGGGACTGACGGATTGATTGAAATCAAATGTCCGTTTGCGCAAGACCGCATCGCCCGGATGTGGGCCACCAACGACGTCTCAGACTATGCCGCTCAGGTTGAGTGGCAGATGTGGATTCTGGGCCGCAGCTGGTGCGACGTCGTCATTTACGACCCGCGATTGAGCCACGCCGGCCTAGACATGCTGGTCGTGCGCCACCACATGACCGAAACCGCTGCGCAGGAGCTAGACGCCAAAGTGCCCGATTTTTTGGCTCTTGTTGGCGATATCGAAGTGACGCTACGAAATCGGGGGAAAAACTAATGCTTGAGCGATGGACACCCGTAACGCTGGGTCTGCCAACCCATGATGATTTGGTGCTGATCGTAGACGACCGGGAAACGGTGGTCGGTTACTACGACGCCAATGCCAACGACGGCCCGGTTTGGAGGGACTTCGAGGGTTACCCGCTTCGACAGGTCTCTCACTGGGCTCCCATGCCGCTGCCGGCGCAAGATTAACAACAGGAGGAACAATGAACGAACAGCCTTTACAGCTCATGGTGCCGCAAGAAACTTTAGCGGCTCTCAAACACTCAGCGGTCGATAATCAAACTACCGCTAGGTCTGTGGTTTTGAATGCGTTGCAGATGGCCGGTTATCCGGTGCCGGATGCCGAATTGGGAGATCGACGCAAACCTAATCCGCAACAAATGTCATTGTTGAGCGAACAGCCGGGTGGGCGAGTCATTTCGATTACTCCAGAAATTGCTAGGCAGATGCTCGACACTAGTCCTGGCAATCGAACGTTGAGGAATGCCACAGTCCATCATTACTCCATGGCCATGAAACGCGGAGAATGGATTGTTGGTCAACCGTTAGAATTTGACTGCAACGGTCAACTGAGAAATGGCCACCACAGATTGAATGCCGTGATTGATTCCGGTTTGACCATCGATTTTATGGTGGTCACTGGGTTGCCCACTGACGCATTCAAGGTCATGGACATTGGTTTAACCCGCACAATGTCCGACGTCATTGGGATAAAAAGCTACACCATTCAAGAAGCCACTCTGGTTTGTTCAATGTTTAGCGTTTTCAAGCCAACGCCGAAACAAATTGAAACCATGTGCATGGCAAATTGGACAATCGATAGCAACAAGCTTCAACAGCATTGCCCAACGAAACGCAAAATTTTGTCGGCTGCGCCAGTTCGAGTTTCGGCAATCTATTGGATGGGGTTGAAGCCAGAATTTTCTCAATACGTTCTTGATCAATACCGCGCCCTTGTTTTGATGGATTTTGAAAACCTGTCGGCACGTTGCAAAGCGTTTTTGAGACAAGCCATGTCTATTGAAATCGGCGGTCACACAGGACGAAAAGAATTATTGATCAGAGCCATTCGTGCATTCGATTTTGAAGAGCGCGACGTGCCAAACATCAGTTTGCAAACCCAGTCGTACGCAAAAATTTTGGACAAATTCAAATTTGACGGCTCAACAATTTTTAACATCACCACGGAGAACCAACAATGAACAACGTCCAACTGATAGGCCGCCTCGGCCAAGAGCCGCAGACGCGGCAGACCACGGGCGGCATCAATGTCGTCAACGCCTCGCTGGCTGTATCCAAGCGAGTCAAAGGCCAGGATCAAACGACTTGGGTTCGTTTGGTTTTCTGGGACAAGACCGCCACCATCGTCAGCCAGTACGTCAAGAAGGGCGACCAAATCGCCATCGTCGGCGAGTTGCAAACTCGCGAATGGGTCAAGGATGGGGAAAACAAGAGCGTGACCGAGGTGCGAGTTCATTCGCTCGACTTGCTGGGCAAAGGCCCACGGCAGGAGCGCACACCCGGCAGCGATGACGACAAGGGGAACTTCGTTGACGACGAACTCCCCTTCTAGCATCGTCTTTTTGCGTAACGAGATATATGCGCTGGCTAACGATGTCCGGTGGCCGCTTACGGAAAATCAACGTGAGCGGTTGATCGACGCAACATTGGCCTTGGACGAAGCGATTCGTAAGTTACGAAACGCCAAAGCAGCAGGGCCGGTAACGTGGCGACAAGCTCTGGGAGACGATCCAACGTAACGCAGGCATAATCGCCTCAACATCAACTTTTTGGGGCGAGGCCATGCCGGAACATCCAGAGCGACGACAAAACGACATCGAAACCGCATTACTGCGCCGAGATGTCGAGACGCTGACCGAGAAAGTGGATTTATTGAGCGCCCAAGTCTCCGACCTCGTCAGGGCTTGGCAAACCGCCACCTACATCGTCGCCGTCGTCAAATGGCTGGCCGGCATGGCCTCCGCATTCACAATAATCTGGGCCGCATTAAAAGGATTTAAACAGTGAATTTTGATTTGGCTTTTGAGCGACTGATGGGACACGAAGGCCGTTACTCGTTCAACCCAAAAGACGCCGGCGGAGAAACGCAATGGGGCATCAGCAAACGCTCATATCCGCATCTGGACATCCGCAATCTGACTGAGGATGAGGCCAAAGCAATCTACAAAAAAGACTTCTGGGACGCGATGCGCATTGAGAAACTGCCGCCGCTGATCCAGTTTGACGTTTTCGATGCGTCCGTCAACGCCGGAAGGCAGAGAGCATCCCAGCTGCTACAGCGCAGCGCCGGGGTCCTCGAGGACGGTTTGATCGGCACCGCCACAATGGCAGCCATCAACTCGATGGAGCCAAGCCATTTACTGGCACGGTTTGTTGCCCACCGCCTAATTCACATGTGCTCTCTGGACACGTTCTCGACGTTCGGGAGAGGATGGACGCGGCGATGTGCCAACAACCTACTCGAGGCTCTCAAATGACCTACATTCTCGACAGGCTCAAAGAGCCTTCAACCTGGCGTGGTCTGGCCATAATCTTTGGCGCTCTTGGCGTTCACTTACAGCCGGAATTGATGCCAGCCATCGGAACCGCCGTTACTGCTGCGCTTGGCGCTGTTGAAATCATCCGCAAAGAAATCAAATAGCTGATTGCGGTTGTCACGGTAGTACGTTAAAAGCCTCCAAACCCGGAGGCTTTTTTTATGCCGACTGTTGCCCTGTCCCGAGAACAATGCGTCGAAACAATCACCGCTGTTGATGCTGCAATCAAAGCTGGTTACCTCATGCGGGGCCGGCCATCCGCCGTGACCCGCGCCGCCGAGCTGCTGGGCCTCAATCGAAAACAGGTAGAGCACCGCATCTTGATGGCTCAGCAGAAATGGGCGATGGGCCAGCACATCGTGACCGCTGCCGAGCGAGTCGTTGTCTCCGAGGCTTCCAAGCGTGTCGCGCAAATCACTGAAGCCGATAAAATCAAATCGGCACCCAAACTGCCGGATTTCGCAGACGACGACATCCCAGAATCGGAAATCATCGACCTGATGTGTCGGCGGTTTGAGAAGCGCAGCGAGCACAAGGCGAGCAAAAGATGGTTCAGGATTGAAATGCCATCCGACCAGCCGTTTGCGATTATGTGGTGGGGCGATCCCCATTTGGACAATAACGGCACCAACTGGCCGCTGATTCGACGCCACGCAGCGCTGGCTCAGTTTGATGGCGTTTACTCTGTAAACATCGGAGACACGCTCGACAATTGGCCGCATGGCTCGAAACTCATGAGCCTGTACGCTCAGAGTGACCAGAGCATAGGAACGGCGCACAAGCTCGCGAGATGGTTTCTGCGTGGTGCTGGCATCAATTGGCTGCTCTGGCTGCTGGGAAACCACGACACGTTCAGTGGCCACACCAGCGCCGAGTGGTTGCGCGAAGTTGGTGGGCATCGAATAGCATTTGAAGAATGGGGTGCGCAGTTTGTCCTGGCATGTCCCGGCGGCACCGAATACCGCATCTGGGCGGCGCATAACTTTCCCGGTCATTCGCAGTGGAACAGCTTGCATGGCCCACAGAAAGCCGCCTCGATGAAGGAGGACGCCGACATTTACGTGTGCGGCCATCTGCACAACTGGGCGATTCACAAGGAGGAGAGCAGCAACCGAGGTTTCACATACAGCTTGCTTCGCGCTCGAGGTTACAAGTTCCTCGACGACTATGCCGAGAAACTGGGTTACCTGCCACAGCAGCATGGAGCCAGCATACTGACGGTGTTCGACCCGGCCAGCGGTCGGCATCATTCGTTTGAGCATCCAGAGGACGGCCTAGTGT